CCCGCCGCTGGCGGGTTTTTTTATGCCCGAACGAAAGGAAAACCCAAAATGAACGTAGCTGAACAAATCAAGGCTCTGGAAGCCAAGCGCAAGGAACTCACCGACGAGCGCACCGCTATCCAGACCAAGGCGATAGATGAAGGCCGCACCAAGGACGCCGTCGAAGCCGAACGCTTTGCCGAAATCACCGCCGAAATCGGCGCAATCGACAAGGAATTGGCCGATCTGCGCGTGATGGAAACAGACCTGATCGCCAACGCAAAAACCGTTGACGGCAGCACCGCGCAAGCCGCGAGCGATTCGCGCGCCATCGGTCATATCCAGGTCAAAGACAACCGCGTGGTTGGCAAAGGCTTGGCGCTTGCCCAAATGGTCAAGTTCATCGCCAAGGCGCAAGGCAACCTGTACGGCGCGCAGCAACTCGCCGCCGACGATCAAAAAGCCGATCCGCGCGTGGCGAACGTGCTGAAAGCCGCCGTTTCCGCAGGTTCCACGCTCAACACCGCTTGGGCCGGTAATCTTGTTGGTAACGAAACTTCGGTCTATGCCGACTTTATCGAATACCTGCGCCCGAAAACCATCATCGGCCAATTCGGTGCCGGAAACGTTCCGTCTCTGCGCACCGTTCCGTTCCGCGTTCCGCTGATCGGCCAAACCTCTGGCGGTTCCGGTTACTGGGTAGGCGAAGGTCAGGCAAAGCCGCTGACCAACTTTGACTTTTCGCGCACCACGCTCGAACCGCTCAAGGTTGCCAACATTGCCGTGCTCACCGACGAAGTGATCCGCTACAGCTCGCCCTCTGCGGATGCCATCGTGCGTGATCAACTGGTCGCCGCACTGCGCGAACGCATGGACGTTGACTTTATCGCGCCTACCAAGGCTGCCGTGGCTGGTATCTCTCCGGCCTCAATCACCAACGGCCTGACGCCGATTGCCTCTTCCGGAACCGATGCCGACGCCGTGCGCGCCGACATCAAGAAGCTGTTCGGCACGTTCATCGCGGCCAACAACGCGCCTACCGGCGGCGTGTTCATCATGTCCGCTACTACTGCACTGGCGCTTGGCCTGATGCTCAATCCGCTTGGTCAGCCTGAATTTCCGGGCATCAACATGAACGGCGGCGTGCTGCTCGGACTGCCAGTGATCGTTTCCGAGTACGTAAATGCTGGCAACGTCATTATGGCGAACGCCTCGGACATTTATCTCGGAGACGAAGGCGGGTTCCAGATCGACCTGAGCCGCGAAACATCGCTGGTGATGGACAACGCTCCGACTCTCAACAGCACCACGCCCACGGCGGCACAGATGGTTTCCATGTTCCAGACCAACTCGGTGGCGTTCCGCGCCGAGCGCGTCATCAACTGGGCCAAGCGCCGCGCCTCTGCCGTGGCGTATCTGTCCGGCGTGGCTTGGGGCACCACCACACCGTAACCACGGGCGATAGCAAACAGGGGAATCGGAGACGGTTCCTCTGTTTTGCAACCAAGGAACCGACATGGCAAAAGTTCAATTCACCCACACCAGCGGGCGCATCGAAACGATGGAAGAACGCTTTGCGAGCATTCTGCGCAAGCTGGGCCGTGGTCAGTATCAGACACGAGACATGCGAGCCTACCAAGGCCACATTCCGCCTCACCCAATTCCTGTTCCTGTTCCAGCGCCAGCATTGCAAACCGATGCAGAAAACGACGCGGAACAGATCAAGAAAAAACCAGGTCGCCCACCCAAATCCAAGGCTGAGTAAGCCATGAACATCATCAGCCGCGCCATCGCATCCGTGCGCAAGACGCTCTCGCCTGTTTCATCCGGCGGGCGCGGCTGGTGGCCTTTGTTCGTCCACGAGCCGTCAACCGGAGCATGGCAGCGCGGGGAAGTCCTGCGCGGCATGGACTCTCTGGCTACGCCCATCGTTTATGCCTGCGTCACGCTCATTGCGAACGACATCGGGAAGCTGCGCGCCACGCTGGTAAAAAAGCGCGAAGATGGAATTTGGTATGAAATTGATAGCAAGGCGCACAGACTTTCCGTGCTGAGAAAGCCAAATCGCTATCAAAACCACATTCAGTTCAAACAGTGGTGGGTCATGTCCAAGCTGCGCAACGGAAACACCTACGCGCTCAAGAAGCGCGATCCGCGTGGCATGGTCACTGAACTCTATGTGCTCGACCCGCAACGAGTCACCGTGCTTGTTTCCGATGATGGATCGGTGTTCTACCAACTCAGCCAAGACAACCTGAGCGGCCAGCAGCGTGATTCCGTCATCGTTCCTGCTAGTGAAATTATTCACGACCGGATGAATTGCCTGTACCACCCACTGGTTGGCATTTCTCCGCTCTACGCTGCGGCTATCGCGGCTGGCATTGGATCAAAGATACAGGACAACACGCTGCGATTTTTCGGTAACTCCGCGCAGCCCGGCGGAATTCTGGTGGCTCCCGGCCAAATCTCGACGGAAAACGCACAGAAGCTCAAAGAGAAATGGGACGCCAATTTCAGCGGCCCAAATGCCGGGAAAGTCGCCATTATTGGCGACGGCATGAAATTCGAGCCGATGAGTCGCACCGCCGTAGATTCGCAGTTGATCGAAACTCTGCGATGGTCGGACGAGCGCATTTGCTCCGTCTTTCATGTACCCGCCTACAAAGTTGGCGTAGGCCCAGCCCCCAGCTACAACAATATCGAAGCTCTTGATCGCGCCTACTACTCCGACTGCCTGCAATCGCCAATCGAGGAATTCGAGGCTTGTTTTGATGAAGGGCTTGGGTTTGACGGAGTAACCGAAGGCGTAGAGCTTGATCTTGACGGGCTGCTCCGCATGGACAGCAAGACGCAGATGGAAACACTTAAAGCAGGTGTTGCTGGCGGAATCCTCACCGTCAACGATTCCAGAAAGTCGCTCAACAAACCAGCCCTGGAAGGCGGCGACACGGTGTACATGCAGAAACAGGACTATCCGCTTGATCAAGTGCGTTTCAACAAGATCAAGCAGGACGCCGTTCCGCAACTGAGCGAAGAAGATCAGGCCGCGCTTGAAGAAGCCAAGGCGTGGCGCGTAACACAACGGGCTATCAAAGCCGCACGAGCAAAGGCACTAACTCATGTTTGATCCTGAAGAATTCGGCGCGGCAATGGGTGAACTTGTGCGCGAAGCCGTCGCGCCGTTGCAGCAAAAAATCGCCGCACTTGAAAAACAGCTTTCCGAACGGCCAGACGTTGCAAAGCTGATAGCCGACGAAGTGGCAAAGCAGGTCAAAGCGATTCCGCCAGCAAAAGACGGTAAAGACGGCAAGGACGCCGATATGGTGCATCTCATGGAAAACATGGGAGCGCGCATCAGGGCCGCAGTTTACGAACTCCCAAAACCTGCCGACGGCAAGAGCATCACTCTAGAAGAAGTGCGCCCACTGATCGAATCCTCCGTAAAAGCAGCGGTTGACGCTCTACCTAAGCCTGCCGACGGCAAGAACGGCGTTGACGGTAAAGACGGCATCAACGGCAAAGACGGAACAAGCATCACGATTGCCGACATTCAACCGGAAATTGATGCGGCGGCGAAAGCCGTTATCAACGCCATACCGACACCCAAGGATGGCCGCGACGGAATCGACGGGAAAGACGGTGCGAACGGAAAGGATGGCCGCGACGGGCAAGACGGCAAGAGCTTCACGCTCGACGATGCCAAGGCATTGCTGGAACACCACTGGTCGGCATGGGAACTCGACTTTGAGCGCAGGGCCGCGTCAGCACTTGAAAAAGCCGTTGACCGTCTGCCAAAACCGCGCGACGGCAAGGACGGAAAGAATGGCGCTGACGGGCGCGACGGTATCGGGTTCGACGATCTGAGCTTTGAATTTGACGGCGAGCGCACGGTCACGCTCAAATTCCAGCGCGGCGACGTTATCAAGACGTTCGATCTGACATTCCCCGTAATTATTGATCGCGGCGTGTACCGGGACGGCATGGAATGCCAACCAGGAGACGGCGTGACGTGGGCCGGTTCCTACTGGATCGCGCAACGCTCCACCAAAGCGAAACCGGATAGCCCGGACAGCGGTTTCCGACTCGCCGTCAAGCGCGGCAGGGACGGGAAAGACGGGCGCGACGGCATCGACAAAGAACCAATCGTAAAGCTCAAGGACTGACGCCATGCTTGTCACACTGCAACAAGCACGCGAGCATCTGCGTAGCGATACGGACGCGGGCGATAACGATCTGAAACTGAAAGTGCAAGCAGCGTCAGACGCCGTGCTTGACTACTTGGGCGACTATGCAGATACGTTTCTTGACGATGCCGGGGAAGTTGATCCAGCCAAAGTGCCTGAGCGCGTGAAGCAAGCAACCCTGTTGACCATCGGCTACTTCTTCATCGAACGCGAAGGCTCGCAAGAGTTCCGCGTGGACAGTCAGCACGGTTATGGCTACGCGCTACCACAGGCTGCCGTAGCACTTCTCTACAGCCTGAGAAAGCCGACGGTCGCATGAAAACCCGCATCGGCGACCTTCGCCACCGCGTCACATTCCAGCAACCCGGCAAGGCCAAGGATGAATTCGGCCAGCCGATTTCAGGCGGTGGGGGGTTTGAAGATGTAACCACGGTATGGGCCGAAGTGCGCCCCATGGGATCGAATGAACGGCTCGTGGCCGCGCAGATGCAGAGCGGGCAGACCCATGTGGTCACCACGCACTACACCCCCACGCTGGCATCAGCCAAGGGCGCGTGGCGCGTGCTGTACGGCCAGCGCGTGCTTGGCATCGTCGGACTGCCGCGCGACCTTGGCGAGCAGCATCGTTGGCTGGTGTTCGACTGCACGGAGAAAGTCAATGGCTGAACTCCAGCACGTTCAAGGCTTGTCTGCGCTGCACAAAGCCTTGCAGAATTTCCCGGAAGAACTTGAGAAAAAAATTCTGCGCGGCGCCTTGCGCGCCGGTGCCAACGCCATGAAGAAGGCCGCGCAAGGCCAGGTGCCCGTCAAGAGCGGCGCGCTGCGCAAGAGCATCAAGGTCAAGACTATCGCAAAGAAAGATCGCTATCGGCTGCATGGCCGCGTGATTGCGGGCGACAAGGATGCGTACTACGCCCACATGGTCGAGTTCGGCACCGCCGCGCACCTCATCAAGCCCAAGAACAAACTGGCGCTGTTCTTCGCTGGCGTGGCAAGGCCGCAGGTCGATCACCCAGGCACACACCCAAAGCCCTTCATGCGCCCAGCGTTCGACGCCGCCAACGAAGCCGCCGTGCAAGCCTTTGCATACTATGTGCGCAAGGCTCTCGGCGAACAGGGAGTTGCCGCATGAGCCGCTCTCTTGCTGCCGCGCTCATCAACCAGCCGGCCATCACCGCGCTGGTCGGTGACCGCCACGCACTCAAACAACTGCCGGCGGGCACAGCCATGCCAGCACTGGTGTACAGCGTCATCGACGTTGACCCGCGCGATTACATAGCCGGCGACGGCTACGAAGTCATGCGCCTGCAAATCAACCCGTTGGCATCCAACGTCGGGCAGGTGCAGCAAATTCATGCCGCAGTGCATTCCGCGCTGCATGGCCTGTCGCAGATCACGCTCGCGGGCCACCGCGTCATCGCCGTTCGACACGACCTAACTGGCCCCGAAGACATTACC